GCTGCCAGCGCGACCGCGAGGTCGCCGCTCTGGAACTCCAAGCCCGAGGACGCTGCCAGCGCGACCGCGAGGGCCGAGCTCACGTTCTCCAAGCCGTTGCCGATGTTGACGAAGATGCCCGAGGCGTCGATGTCGAGCACGCCCTGAACCAGCGCCGCGAGGCCTGCCGCGCTGAGCACGAGCCCGGGGTTCGTCGGGTCAAGCAGGACCGCCAGCTCCCCGCCGTCGTTCTCAAGCCCGCCGTCGGCTCGAAGGATGAGCACGAGCTCGCCGTCGCCGTTGACCTGGATGACCTGCCCCGCGCCGATGAACTCAAGCGCGTTGGCGAGGTTGTCGAAGTTTCGGCGCTCGCGGACGGGAGCCCGAGGGCTTCGGTCCTGTCCCTGTAATCCGCTCATCGCTCACCGCCTTATAGGGTCGCCCGCATCCGGCCGGTGGCCGCGATGATGGCGTTCCCGGCCTCGTAGGCCCAAGTCTCGCCGGCGGTGTTGTTGCGGAGCTGCATCGAGAGCGCGTTCGCCCTGAGCCGCTTCCGGTGGGGAAGGTTGCGCCCTGCGTTGAGGGTGACGGTGTAGGCCGCGACGCTGGCGAGCTCGGCCTCTTCGGGCGTGTTGCCCTGGTAGATCGTGAGCACGGTGTTCGCCCCGCCCCCGCTGTCGAGGTTGATCTGCATGTCTTGGAGCTGTAGCTGCCCCATCGGCAGGCCCGGGTGAATCGCCGGGATGCGGAAGAAGCTGTCGATCATCGTGCCGTCGTCGTTGAAGGCTGTTTCGTCGAACTTGCGGACGTAGCTGTCGAAGCCGCCGAGGATGACGGTGTTGTTCTCCGGGTCCACGTCGTAGAGGGTCGCCACGGCCGAGGGCCCGATGCTCGTGGGGAACTTGTCGGGGAAGAAGGCGTTGTTCCTCGCGTCGTAGAAGTAGTGAGTCTCGGCGACGGTCGGGGTTTCAGGGTCACAAACGAAGATGCCCACGCCCTGCCACTTCGAGTCGTAGGCGAGGCGGATGATCTTGCTCGTGGTGTCGATGTCCGAGAAGGTCTTGTCGAGCTTGCCCCGGCTCACGAGCTCGATGCTCGCGCCGCCGGCCGCGACCTTGTAGAAGCCGTTGACGCCGACGAAGTAGAAGTTGCCGACGTTGTCGAAACACCACGCCTCGGGCCCGACGACGCCGATGCCGCGCGTGAGGTTGTCGATCCGACCGCCCGCGGCCGGGTCGCCACGCATCACCCAAACGCTGTTCGCCCCGCCCATGATGAGAACGTCGTCTTGATAGGGCGCGAGGCAAGTGATGATGTCGCCCAGCTCGCCGGCGTCGGAGTTGTTGCCCGCGACCGGCTGGCTCGCGTCGGGCGTCGCCGGCGAGTAGTCCCAATCGAAGGGATCGCCGGCCCGGCTCATGAACCAGTTTTGGGGCTCTTCTTTCAGGCCCGCCAGCACGACGCGACCGCGGTACACCGCCACAAGTCGGCATCCGAGGGTCGTGTCGGTCGTGCCCCTGGGGAGCGAGCCCGCGCTGAGGTTGGTCGTCCAGTCCTTGAAGGTGTTGTCGGAGAAGTCGAGGTATTGGTAGTTGGCGAAGATGCCGTCGGCGACGAAGAGCTTTTGGAACGCGGTATCGGCGAGGATTTGCGGGTTCGTCGAGTCGAGGGCCGCGCTGCCGCCGCTGACGACGGTGAAGGATGAGAAGTCCGTCGCGCTGCGATACACCGAGCCGCCCGAGAACACGACGAGGCGCTGCTCGCGGGTCGTCGGGTTGACGCCGGCCGCGGTGAACTGCCAGAACTCAAAGTTTGAGCTGATGCTGAGCCCGATGTAGGCCTCGTCGGGGCTCCACTGTGCGTCGTAGAGGTTCGCCGTCGGCGTCGTCCCCGGGTCGGCGAGGACCGAGCCGAGCGTGTTCGAGAAGTTGTAAATCTTCGTCCTGGGCGCGTTGACCCCGCCGACGTGCAGGTACGAGCCCGAGGGTGAGAAGCGCACCGAGCGGAGGTTGCTGATGCCCGGGTTGGTCGAGCTGCTCGCGCCGAAGCCGGTGGCGACGGTGAACGGGTAGATCGTAAGGGTGGCCGTCGCGCTCTGAACGGCGACCGCGATGCCGTCGGGGTGAAGGCTCAAGCCGACGCTGGCGCCCATCGATGCGGTCTGTGTGTCGATGACGGCCCCGAAGCCCGTCGCGCTGTCGAACGAGTAGGCCTTCATTTCCGCGGACGTGCCGGCGACGACGAGCGTGCCGTCGCTGGTGATGTCCACGTTCTTCCCGAGGCCGTTGAGGGCGGTGGGAGCGGTGAGGGCCGCGCCGAAGGCCGTGCCGCTCCACGCGAGCGCGGTGAGGAAGGGCGTCGTCCCGTGAGCGAAGAGGACCGCCGTGCCGTCGGGATCGACGACGATCTTCTCGACGTTGACGTAGGCCCCTTCTTTGGTGATCGAGCCGAAGCCGCTGACCGGGTCGATGGTGCAGTATCCGAGCCCTTTCGTGTTGCCGAGGAAGAGGTAGGCGTCGTCGGTGCTGAGCGCGATCCAGTTGACCGTCGAGGGCGAACCCCCCGCGCCGTCGCCGAAGACCGCGTCGATGGTCGCCTCGGCGAGCGTGATGCCCGTGCCGAAGCTGTTGGTCGCGGTATCGAACGGCCACACGCGGACGCCAGCGCCCGGCTTCGCATCGACGACGAAGCTGTTGTCCGAGGCCCATAGGATCGTGCCGAAGTTGCCGCCGAGGGGCCCGGCCGGGTCGGTGAGCTTGTCGCTCCAAGCGGCGTTCTGGACGAGGTCGAGGGCCCGGACGATGGGCTCGATGCCCTGAATCTGCTGCGTACCGTTGACCGGGTCGGCCGCGAGCTTGGTGATGCCCGTGCGTTGGCCTCCACGGTTGCGGCGTTCGAGCTGGTCGTAGGCCCGGACGTTCTGCATGTTCGAGGGGAGCACGGCAGAAGGCCCCGGCGGCGAGCTGTAGGCCGGTGTCTCGTTGACGCCCTGCGTCGGGAACTGTAGCGGGATGGATTGGCCTTTGAGCATGGTGGAAAACGGCCCGGCCCGCGGGTGCGGGCTCGGGCGGTTGTGGGTTATGGGGTGTCGCTATTACGCGGCGTAGGGGGTGCGGAGCCGGCTGATGATGACCTCGCGGACCTTGATCGTCTTGGCGACGGCGTCGAGGGCCTGGATGCCGATGACCGGGATGAGGTTCGCGCCTGCCGTGAGGGCCGCGGTCTGCTCGCCGACCTTGAGGCCGTCGATGAAGAACTGCGCCTTGCGGTTTGTGTTGACCTCGATGCCGAGGCGGATGGTCTTGTCGACGGTGGGCGTGACGCCGAGGCTGATCTCGGTGTCGGTCCCGCCGATGCTGAGGGCCTGGGTCCATTTGGTCGTCGAGACAGCGCCTTCGTCCGAGAGCTGGAACTTCGCTTGATCGGCGTCGGTCGTGAGGTCGAGGGCCGCGGTGAGCACGAGCCCGGCGTGAACGAGCACGTCGGCGACGCTGGGGAGCTCGATGATGAACTCGACGCGCGGGGCGTGCTCGGGCTCCCATTCAACCGTACCGAAGAGCGATTGAGCGACGCTGTTGATCGCGGTCGCCGGCGAGAGGATGATTTGATCGTTGTCGGCTCCGGCGGTCGTGAGGGCGATGCCGCCGTCCACGTTCAGCGCCGAGCCGGCGTTCGCGGCGTTCGTGCCGCTGATGATCCAATCGAGGTTCGCGCCGGTGAGCAGGCGTTGAGCGGCCTGATCGACGGTCGCCGGGTCGAGGTTGGCGGCGAGGATCGGCCGCTTCTGGAAGGTTTCGCGCAGAACGATCCGGTCGCGGTAGTCGGCCGGTGCGTAGAGGCTCTTCGCCTCGCTCTTGATGAGGCCGATGGTGACGTCTTTGCTGGGCATGTCGAGGCTCCTGGGCCGGGCGTTGGTCCTTCCCCAGCTCCGGCCCGGTGGCGACGAGCTGAGGCGTCGAGCGACGTGCTACGACGGGTTCGGGATGCCGTTGATCGGGTAGCCCCACGGGACGGGCCGACGGCGCGGGCTCATGGCCCCGGTCGGGACGCCGACGCTGCCGAGGGTCATGCCGTCGCGGTACATGCAATCCTCGATCATGTTGCGGAAGGCCTGGGTGTAGGCGCTTTCCGGGTCGTCGTCGTAGTCGACCGAGGCGAAGCTGCGGGCGAGCAGGCTGAGGGGCCGGTCCATGTAGCTCGGCCACTGAGGGACGTCGGTGTCGGCTTCGAGGCGTCGCAGGTTGCGGCGGTACACGAGCTGGACCGCGTCGGGGTCGGTGACGCTGGGCGTCGGGAAGAGCTCCATCGTCGGATTGTCGAGGCCCGAGCTGGCGAGCGAGCTGTTGCCGGTGTTGATGACGTAGAAGTAGCCGCCGGTCCACTCGGTAATCGGGTGCTGACGCATCCAGAGCAGGACCTCCCACGTTACCGGGGTGAAGTGCGAGGCCCATCCCTGATTGTGCTCGACGGCGACCATCGTGCCGAAGTCGGCCGGCAGGTTGATGTAGCGCTGATCGGCGACGACGCCGAGCTCGATCTGCCCGGTCGTGCAGAACTGCCATTCGTGCATCGCGGCGATGTGCTCGACGGCATCGTTGACGATGTCGCCCGGAGCGACGTCGAGGTTCGCTTCGGCCGGGTTGCCGAGGGCATGAAGGACCTCGGCCTTGTATTCCGCAAAGGTGCGACGTGCCATAAACGAGCTCGCCGGCGTTGACCGACGAGCTCGGGGGTTTCAGATTCAGGCCTACGCTTACGCGCCGACCGTGCCGACCGAGCTGCCGAAGCCGAAGAGCACGACCTCGGCCGTGTCGTTGGTCGCGGAGAGGTCGGCGTCGATGGCCTCGGCGATGAAGCCGACCTTGCCGCGGTTGGCCCCGTCGGCCGCTGCGACGAGCCGGCGGTTCGCGCCGGTGGTGTCGGCCATCACGGCCACACCGCACGAGCTGTAGGCGGTCGTCCAGTTGGTCCCGCCGACCTTCGCGGTGACTTGGCCGACGACCTGGACGACGACCTGGGTGTCGTCTGCCCCGGCCCCGTCGAGCAGGTCCACGACGACGCAGATTTCCGCGTTGAGCGGGGCCGCGCCGACGTTGACGATGTTCGAGTACATGGCCTCGATGAGCGTGCTGACAGAGTTGCCCTTGACCCCGGTGAGGGCCTGGGTAGCGGCGTCACTGGCGTCCGTGTCGAACGCCATCACGTCGCCGACGACGAGGGCGGTCGCGCCGCCTCGGTTCATGACCCGGCGCTGAACCTTCTGGTAAGGCGGCTGGCCGGGGCGTGCGTTGCTGATGTACATGGTTGAGCTCCCGTTGATGGGTTTGTTGGTTGGTTTGGTCAAGAGCCGGGGCCCGAAGGCCCCGGCGACGATTACTTCACGGCTCTACGGCCTGCCCCGATTACAGGTTGTTCGGGACGACGATGCCCTGCCGGCGACGGCTGGACATGAAGAGGTTGTAGTAGAGCTTCTTCCACACGACCCACGAGAACGGCTGGCGGTCGCGGTTCATGGGCTCCTTCTCGTCCATGTAGCGGGTGCTATGGAAGATCGGGTAGAGGTACATGAGGTTGATGAAGTAGTACCACGGAGCGCCGGCCGCGATGGTCGCGCCGCTGTTGATGAGGGCCGTGTCGAGGGTGCTGACGTACTTGATCGGCATACCCGCGTAGGTGATCTGGCCCATCACCCAACCGAGGTTGTTCTGCGGGACGAGGCGGTCGTTCGCGTCGCGGGTGAGGCTGGCGAGCTCCTTGTAGCCGTCCTTGTTGGTGGCGATCACCATTTTGTTCAAACGGTCGTTCTCGGCGTACTGCTTCAACGACTCGGGGGCCTCGAACTTCACGGAGAGCCACATGTCGTCCATCGCAGCGACGAGCCCGTCCTGACGGTCGGCGATGTTCGCCGGGTCGTAGGTCGAGACTTGGTTGCGCCAACCGGACTCGGTCGTCGGGTTGATGGTTTCGACGGTCGTGAAGCCCGTGGGGGCGAGGCCGTCGGGGGTGATGAAGGTGGGGATCGAGTACGGCTGGCGACCGCTCGAAGCCTCCATCTGAGCGTTGCTTGGGACGGCCCAAAGCTGCTCTTCCATCTTGTTGTAGAGCGACGTGTGACAGGCCTGCCGCTTCGACTTGAGCAGGTTCTTGTAGTACGTCTGCGGGTTGCCGCTGTTCAGGTCGAGCTCTTCCTCGGTGTAGGCGTAGTGGTCGGTAAGGAAGCGCCAATCGATCTGAATGTTCGTGAGGGTGTCGACGTTCTGAATGTCGAGTTCCTCGTTCGGCAGGTAGAAGGTCGCCGTGCCGCTATCCGAGAGCTGGATGCGGTCGATGATCTTTGCACCGCCCTGGACACTCATCGAGGCGTCGCGGCCTTTGAGCATCCGGGCGACGAAGTAGGTGTTCTTGGTCGCGTCGTTGACGATCTTGTCCGGGCTGGTAGCAACGCGGTTGCCGGTAGCCTTGACGAAGTCGTTGAAGTCACTGATCGAGGGCATGGTTTGGGCTCCTGATCCCCTGTCGGGGTCGAGCCGCCCATGCCGTTCGATGAACTACTTGAGCTTCTTGCCGAGCGTGTCCTCGAAGGCTTGGTCGTACATTTCGTCCTCGGTGAGCGGGGTACGATCTGTGCGGCTGCTGCCGTCTGCGGGCTGCTGGGATAGTCGCTTTTTCGTCTTGTCGAGTAGCTGGGCCTGGGCGGCGGCTTCGGTTCGGGTTCCGAGCGTGGCGTCTGCTGCTGCCTTCACCGCGGCGCGTACTCTGCTGAGGACGGGCCCTTCGCCCGTCCGGTAGGACGATTCGGGGGCCTGCCAAAGCTCGATGAACTTCGCCTCGACGTCGGCGCGGGGCTTGGCCTCGCTCAACGATGGGTACTGTGTGACGAGCTCACTGATGCCCTTATCGATGACCATGTCTACGACGAGTCGGTTTTGGACGTGCATCGTCTGCTCGGTCGCGCCGAGCTTCTTCTGCAAGTCCTGGGCGAGCTTGATGACGCCCGTGATGGGCTTCTCAAGTGCCGCGAACTCTTCGCCGTAGGTATCGGTCAAGTCGGCCAAAGCTGCCTTGAAGGAAGTACCCAGCTCGCCGAGGTCCGCATCGTCTGCGGCCGTGTCGGTCTGAGTAGTGCCTCCGGTCGAGCTGCCGCCCTGCTGGCCGTTTTCACCTTTGAGCTCGGCGAGCTGGCGTTCCAGCTCGGCGATCTTGCTCCCGTTGTCCCGACCGAAGTTTCGTTGGTCGGCTTCGCGCTTCGCTGCGTTCGTGAAGAACTGCTCACGCTGCTCGGGGCTCCATCCCTGCACCATCGCCGGCGTCATGTGATTCCGGCTCAAGAGCTCCGTCTGCTCGGGTGTGAGCTCGGGAGCGGCGGGGGTGGTGGTGTCGGCGGCTTTGCCGGCAGGCTGATCCTGCGTCGGCTTGGCCTCGGGCGTCGCGGTTGCCGTGCCCTGGTCGTCGTCGCTGAAAATCTCGTCGAAGGCCTGATCGTAGACCTGATCCTCGGTGAGCTGTTCAGTTGGTGCGGCGGCGGGTGCGGGTGCGGCTTGCGCGTTGGCGTCGTCGGACATCGTTACCTCGCTGCCTCGGGGTGGGCTGGGCTCGCGTCGGGGGGTGGCCCCGATGGCGCGGCTGCGTGCCTCGGCGTGTTCATGATGAACGCCGAGGGGGGCCATGTCAAGAGGGGTAAGCTCGGCTATCCGGGCGAGCTGGCGAGCTTGGGGCGTCCGTTGGCCTCGGCCCGCTTGATCGCGTCGCGGATCGCCGGCCGGAAGTAGGCCCAAAACGCGGTACAGTCGCCTCCCGACCACTTGGCGACGTAGTCCCCCCACGCCCGAAGGTCCTCGCTCGTGCCGACGGTGGGCCGGCGGTCGGCGATGAGCTGCTTCCAGTGATGCCGAAGGATGCCATGAACCACGTCGTACCTCGCGGTCGTGGCGGCGTAGAAGCCGAGCTCCTGCATCCGCAACGCCAGCTCGGCGACGGCATCGACGTCCCCGATCTCGATGCGCTTGAACATGAGCCGAATGTAGAGCTGCCGGCCGCGTCGAAGCCGCGCCTCGCTGTGGTCGTTCATCCGGCGGTATCGCTGGACCGGCCTACTCGTCGTCGGGGTGGGGACCGCCCTGTCGTTTGTACTGCTCATGGCGCTGCTCGCGGGTCATGCCGAGCTTGACCATGTCGGCCCGCTTGAGGACCGGCCGAGGCTCGTTGGTGATGGGGTCGATGTACGTCTTGGTCGCCGGCGTCGGGTCGGGGACCACGGGCGCGGCGGCGATGGGCTCCCGGCCGTCGGACCAATTCAGCTTCGAGCCCGGGGCCTGGGGGTTCTCGGGCTGCTCGGGCTTGTGCTCGGGCACGGCCGAGCGCCGGCCCAGCTCGAAGAGGCGGATCGCTCCCGATGGCGTGTGGGCCAGCGCGGCGGCGCGGTCGAGCTGCCAATTCACGTCGCGCTTCCCGGTGATCGGCGGCTCCTTGCCGATCCAGTCGTCGAGGGTGTCGCTGATGGGTCGGTCGCTGTCGAAGAGGACCTCGACGCCGGCCTCGCGCTTGATCGACTTGCCCGAGCGAAGGAATACTTCGACGTTGATGAGGTTCGGGCGGTCGGTGATCGGCGTGACGCTGCACTTCTGCACGTCAGTCCGTCGGTCGAGGGCCCGGGTGAGCACGGCGCAGAGGGAAGGGACGTTCATGCCGCGATTGTACCGGGGCCCATGAAAAAGGCCGAGCCCCGAGGGGCCCGGCCATCTATGAGTACCGCGGCGAGCATCACGCCGGCGGGCAGACGTTGAGGGCTTCGGCGATGTACTGCTTGGCCGAGTTGAAGCGGGCGTCGCCCTGGGTGAGATTCAGGGCCGCGCTCAAGAGCTGGCGAACGCGGACCTCGTAGCTCGCGCTGGGCGTCTGATAGGGCAGGGTCGGGTCGAGGGCCTTCTTGAGCTCGCCGGCGAGGAAGCGTTCGGCGTCGGTGACGGTTTCGTTGCTCGGGTCGAGCGCGGCCTCGATGACGTCCTCGACGGTTTCAAGCCGCACGACGGGCGTGCCGAGCTTCTCGAACCGCTCGACCTGCTGCATCGTGTACTCGCCGGCCTGAGATTCGGCGAGGGCCTGGGCGACGTCCTTGTAGAGCTCGACGTACTCGGGCTCGAAGCCGCCTTCGGCTTGCATGTTCTCCATCCGCTCGATCTTCGCGTCGAGCGCGGCCCGTAGCTCATCATGGCCCGTAGCTTCGGGGGTCGCGTCGGCTGGGGAATCGGGCGGCGAGTCGCTGGTCGTCGGGGCAGGGTCCTCCGAGCTGGACGAGCTTGCGGGGGCTTCGAGCTGTCCCGCCTGTGGGTCCAACGAGGCCGGGGATTCCTGCGTATGCGGGCTCTGCGCTGGGGAAGAGCCGACGGCAGGATCGGCAGGCGCGGGCGAGCTCTCGGACGTGGTCGATGGCGAAGGGGATGAGTCGTTCATTCACGGGCTCCGGGGGTAGGGGGTAGGAAAACACGCCGGCCGCGAGGCAGGCGAAGAAGTCATCGACGCGGAGCTTGTAGAGCTGCCGGCCGATTGAGGGCGGGTAGTGCGGGCTCTCGATGTAGAGCATCGCCTCGTCGTTGTCGCGCATGAGCACGTCGAGGCGGGCGAGGTCGCGGAGCTTGGGCCTGGATTCCACGAGCCAGCGCCGAAGGATGAACGGCACGAGCTCAAGGTGCTCGGGGAAGTGATGGCCGAGGCTACCAGTCCAGCTCGGCGCGGCCGTCGGGGTCGTACGGCGGCGGGTCAAGTTTCGGCGGGCTTGTCGGGTCATCGTCGTCCTGCTTCTGTGCTACGAAGCGCTGAGGGGATTGGTCGTTGCCCTGGGCCATGATGGCGATGAGGCGGTTGATCCGGGCAAGCATCGCCGTCCGGTCGAGGCCCCGGTGATCGGCGACGTGCCCGAGCTGCATGTTGATCCCGTTGACCAGCGCCGCGATCAGCAGCTCGAAGTCTGCGTCGCTCTTCACTCGCTGCGAGGTCAAGCTGAACGAGGGATTGCCGTCGTCGCCAAGCACGACGAGGGCCTCGACGTGGGGGCGGTGCTCGCCGTCCATTACGAGTTGTGCATGACGCCGACGATGGCGGTCATGCTGGCCTCTTTGATCTTGCGGATGGCGACGCGCCGGTCGTCCCCGTTGCGGGTTTCGTTCGTCACGACCTGGGCGAAGGCCGCGGCGGCTGCGTTGATGCGTCGAATCTGCTCGGCCTGCTCGGCGGTGGGCTTGGAGCTCTCGAAGAGCAGTTGGAGCCGGTTATCGGTGACGCGGACGCGCTCGAGCTGGGTGGTGTCGATGGGCTTCTCGACCTCGGCGACCTCGACCTCGGCGGGCTTGTCGTCAACGCCGGGGGGGGTCGAGGGCTTGGTCGGCTTCTTCGTGTTCTTGGTCGCCATGTTCGAGGCTCCTGGGATGGGGTGGGGGCGTGCAGGATCGCCCGACGTGTTCACTTTGTCAACCCTTCGAGCGGTAGCGGCTCTTGCGTTTGCCCGGGTCGTCGGCCAGCTCTTCGGCGAGGTTCATGATGTCGCCGAACGAGCCGGGCCGGTACGGCCGCTGGGGCTTGACGTAGTGGATGATCTCGCGGGCCCCGTGGTAGAGGTAGGCCGCTGCCATGACGAGGTCGTCGTGCTCGCCCGAGGGGGCCCCGGTCGTCATCTGCGTCGAGTTTTCGAGGTCGTCGAGGACGTCGGTTTTGTTCTTGGGCCTGAACTGATAGCGCTTGATCTCCTGATGCAGCGTGTCGGAGCGGACCACGAGCGAGCGGGTCCTCACGCCGACGCGAAGGTTCGGGATGATCGTGTCGGCCGTGCTGCGGTGGTGGCCCAGCAGGTCGGAGAAGCGCCGGGCCTTTGTTTCCTCGCGGCGCTGATGGTAGAGGTAGCCGTAGCCCATCTCGTCGTAGAGCCGGCGAAGGCACGGGAGCCCGACCTGCCGCTCGCCGACGATGAAGGCCTCGAAGTAGAGCACGCCCAGCATGTAGAGGACCTCGGCGAAGAACACGTCGCCCCAATGGCCGTGAGCCTCGGCGACCTGGACGACCTGCCCGTCGGCGGTTTTGCGCCCGATGACCGCTGCGTCGTAGTCTTTCCCGACGAGCCCATAAGCGAAGTCGGCCCCGATGATGTAGTTGGCCCGTTCCTCGAAGATCGGGGGCTCGTAGATCGTGATGCGGCCGTTGTCGAGCGGCAGGTTCGCCCGCCACTGGAAGAGCTCGCGGTAGTCGGTCGTGCCGTAGAAGCGGTGCGTGTTCTGCTCGCGCGGGCCGGTGTAGGCCGTCACGTCCTCGCCTGTCTCGTCGGGCAGGAAGATGAGGGTCCCGCTCTCGCCTTCTTCCAGCTCGTCGAACATGCCCTTCACGGCCTTCGCATCGAACACCGCCTCGCCGGTGAAGTCGGCGTAGCCGCCGCCGGTGCGGACTTCGAGCTCCTTCTCGCTCACGCCCTGGACCTCGGCGTAGTGCTGGGCGTCCTCGTCGCTCATGACCGGGTTATCAGTGATGCCGCCGCGGTCCCATAGGAAGGTGCGGGGGTGGGTTTGCAGCTCGAGGAACTCGGCATGTACGAGGCCCTGATCCCTGAACCACTTTTCGACGGGCGCGACGATGTCGCGGATGAACCAAGTGAGGCCCTGCGTCATCGTCGCGGCGACCATGTAGCGCGTTTTCTTCTCGCCACGCCGGCGGAACATCATTTCGACCCATAGCTTGCGGTCGGGGTGCTCGTCGAAGTACACGGCATCGATCTCGACGCCCTGGATCGCGGTCCAATCCGAGTCGGCCGACAAGACGTAGCAGCGCGAGCCGTTCGGCCATGCCCAATAATGCCGGGCCTCGTTCCACTTCCAGCCTCGTGTAAAGAGGGCTTCGAGGTCGGGCTTCATGATCTCGAATTGCTGGTATTTCTGGCAAATCCAGATAGCCGTAGTCGGCCGGTCGTACCCGTTCATCGCGCGGGGCATGACCTGCGGCTTGAAGGGATCGTTCCGCTGCATGAGCAGGTCGAGGTCGACCGCCATGATGGTCGTCTTGCCCCAGCCGTTGCCCGGGATGAGGATGCGGAAGTCGTGGGCCGAGCTGAGGGCCTGGACCTGCCCCTTGTCGTGCGGGGAGAACTGCCAGCTCGGGCGGTTCTGCCTGAGCCAGTCGAGCGCCTTGATCGACCGGACGGCTTGAGCTGCTGCGGCGAGCTCGGCGGCGCTGAGGATTTCGCTGATCTTGCCCACGTCGCCATCCTACGCCCGGGGGGCCTCCCAAAGCGAGCGTTCGAGGCTGTCGGCCATGTCGGCCATCGCCTCGGCCTTCCTGGCGAGCACGAGCTCGATGAAAAAACCCCGGCAGGGCTCGGGCTCCGATCCGAGTGCCGGGGCTGGCAAAGAAGCCGCGGTCGGTCCCGGCAGACGAGGGGCGAGTGTTGCCGCCGCCATCGTCTTGAGGAACTGCCGGCGGTTCATTACGAGGCCGCGTTGAGGTTGCGCTTGAGGAAGCCTTGCCCGTCGAAGTCGACGTTGCCCGCCGCTGCGACGCCGTACAAGGTGAGGCCCGCTTCGAGCTCGACCTGATTCTCGATGCAGAGCTCGCGCCCGCCGTTGGCCGCGTAGTCGCCGGCGACGTACTTGCGGCCGGTGAACACGGTGGGGATGAGCACGATGTACCCGTCGGCCGTGCCGTCGGCGACCGACGCGACGCTGATCGTGGTCGTGCCGGCGGTGCTGTCGTAGCTGACGGCCGTGACGGTGTAGTTGCTGCCGCCGTTGTCGTTGCCCGTCGAGCCATCGACGCGGAAGAGCCGGCCGACCTTGAAGAACTTGCGTTGGTCCCCGCTGATCGTGAGGGTGTTCGAGCCCGCCGAGGCCGCGGTGATCGCCCAAGTTTTCCAATAGAGCGTACCGTCGGCCGTGCCGTCGGCGACCGCCGCGACGCTGATCGTCGTCCGGTCGGTGTAGAGGTCGTAGCTGATGGCGGTGACGGTGTAGGCCGCGTCGTTGCCCGTCGAGCCGAGGACGTAGAACACCGAGCCGACCGCGAGGAAGTGCGTCACGTCGCCCGGGATCGTGAAGGTGTCGGCCCCGGTGCTGGCCGAGGCGATGGCGACGCCGCCGGCGTAGTCGGCGTAGAAGTAACAGTCGCCGCCGGCGGTGCTCACGAGCCCGAGCTGCTCGACCCTGAGCTGCTCGTTCGGGCCGATGTGGTAGCGCCCGCCGTTCTGGCGATAGATCGGGATGAGCAGGCCAGCGGCCGCGCTCGTGCCTTCTGCGAGCTCGAAGTGCAGGTTCTCGCCCTGGGGGAAGCCGGTGGTCATGTCGAAGCCCCTTTCGTGCTGGAATCATACCACGGGTTACGACAAGCCCGAAGCGTTCCAAATGTTCGTGATTTGCTCCTGGGGGAGCGCGGTGTTCCAGAAGGCGACCGGGCCCAGCTTGGAGCCGACGCCGGGCGTCGCGCTCGTCGGGGCTGCGGTGCATCCGGCGTTGAAGAAGTTGAGCGTGTCCACGGTGTAGGTCCCCGAGAGCGCGTTCGTCGTGCCGCTGATCTCGACCGCGTCGATGTACATTTTGGCGACGCCGCCCGAGTACGTCGCGGTAATCATGTGCCACGTCCCGTCCTTGAAGGTGACGTTCGACGCGGTGAACAGGATCGTCCGACCGCCGGCGTTGTTGTAGCTGTCGAGAATCAAGCTCGTCCCGAGCTGCCTGATCGCCACGTTCGAGACAGTGGCGCTCGGTGCGGCTGCGAGCGCGAACGAGGCGGGACAGTGGTTGCTCGTGGTCAAAGCAAAGGCGTTCATCGTGAACGCCGCCGGCAAGGTGCTGATCGTCCCGACGTTGTTCCAAGCGACGTTCGCGCTGAGGACGTTGATGCCCGGGGGCAGGTTGCCGTCGCGGTCGGCCGTGTTTTGGTAGCTGAAAAACGAGTTGAAGCTCGGGTTGCCGGCCTGCCGGTGCGTCGCGGGGTTGTCGTTGGCCGAGTAGTCGGTGAGCCCGGGGTTGTTCTTGGCGACGGCCAGCTCGTCGCTCCCCTCGAAGTACGCGAGCACGCTGGCCGACGACTGATTGAGCGTAATCGACTGTAGGGACGATCCGCCTGGGCTGATGGTTATGCTGCCGATGATCTTGGCGAACATGAAGAGAGGCTCCGAAGTCGATGATAACTTCCGGGGGCCTGCGGAGCACGGGGTTCGGGGCAGAGCCCCGCGGCCTGTGCTCGTTCTCGCCTCTTGTGAGTAAGAGTACCAGAGAAGTATTTATAAGGCAGTTTTGTCTTTTTCCCGTAGTAGCGCGCTGCTGTCGGTTGTGTGGAAAACAGTTTTCCACAAAGCGTAAGCGGCTGCAATTTATAGACGTATTGCAATCGGCGACCGAGTTATCCCGGTGGATTCTACGGGGGCGCTTTGGGGTGTTATGTCGGTTGTCGTGTGAAGCTGGGTAATCTGCGGAGTTATCCCCGGATGATCCCCTGTTGTGCCGACACAAGCCGACAAGCGATCTTTTCGGCGAGCTCGACGTCGTCACGGGCCAGCGCGACGGCCCGGTCGGTGATGGTGACGGTGATCTTCGTGAGCCGCTCCCGAGGCAGGTAGCAGGCCTCGTAGGCCGCTTCTCGAAGGATGGCCGCGTGGTAGGCCTGTCGAAGCCGTCGGACGTGTACGAGCTCCCGCTCGGCCTCGGAGAGCTCGACGGGCTGGCCGGCCCGTAGGCGAGCGAGGAAGGCCCTACGGCGGTTCTTGACGATGTGCAGGGGCTCGTGTCGGGGCATGTTCAGCTCGTGAAGGCGAAGGACCGCTCGCGTTCCCACGGGGGGCCGACGCGGGCCCAGGCGACGCGCCCGCATCCGTGACAGCGGCCCCAAAAGACGACGATCCGAAGCATGTCGGCGTCGATGAACTCGTAGCGCAGCAGGTCGAGGACGCGGACCTCGCCGGGCTCGGGCACGGCCGTCGGCTGGAAGTGCTCGGGCTGCAAGAACGAGCAGGCGCAGTAGCGACGCAAGCAGCGGGTCGGGATCGACGGCACGCATAGCGCCAGCTCGACGCCGGCCCGCTTGGACTGGCCCGGGGTGTAGAGCTCGCCGATGAACTCCCACGGCACGTCCTGAGCCGCGAGCATTTCGGCCGGGCATCCCTCGGCCCTGATGATCGCGGTGTCGTTCATCATCGGATTGTCTCGACGACGAGCTCCCAGGCCTCGAGCTTCTCGGCGTAGCGGAGCGGGGCGAGCTCGACGGTCGGCTCATCGACGCCCAGCCAGTCGGCCATCACTTCGTACGCCTGCTGCCCAGCATGTACGACCGCGCTGCCCGCGTGCTTGTAGGTGTACCCAGCAGCTCGAAGCAGGCGGCGGGCCTCCTTCATGAGCGCGTCGGAGCTGTGCGGGTGCTTGCTCGGGCCGATGAGCTTCTCGGGCGGGGTCATACGCTTCGGGTTCCGGTGATGGTGATGACGGTGACGAGCTGCGTCGTCGTGAGGAACTTGGTGCGGACCTGATCGACGTCGAGCTCGAGCGCCTCGCGGTCGTCGTCGAAGATGATCCCGATGCCGCCCTGCGTCCCGCGGCCGCGCTGGTTGGCGTGGAGCTTGGGCTTCCGCATCGCGTCGACGAGCGGCTTGAGCGAGCCCATGAGGTTATCCGCGTCGAGCGGCTGGCGTCGGCCCTGATAGAGCCGGCAGATGCTCACACGCACGGGGCCGGTGAACACGGGGACGCGGCCGTACTTGCGGATGCAGGCCAGATAGAGCAGGTCCTTCGCGTGCTGCTTGTGCTTTCGTACCCCGCTCCAATGCGCGTGAACGACCGCGTTGAGCGACGGGGGCCAGTAGTCGGGGAGCCAAAGCGTTACCTCGTCCATTTACTCCCGCTCTCTCGCCTCGATGAGCTCTTCCAGGGCCTTGATCTGCTTCTTGAGCTGCACGACCTCGGCGACGGCCTCGTTGACCTCGTGGGTGAGCACTTCAACCGACGCCCGCATGTAGACGAGCTCGAAGTAGCGGCGATGCGCGACCTCCTGCTGCTCGGCCAGCTCACGCAGCAGCTCCCGGCGTGGTCGTAGGAATCGGGGGAGCTTCATGGTTGACAATGTACCTACTTTTGGGCGAGCCGTCGCTTGACGGCTTCGCGGGTTTCGAGGCCTTCGAGCCACCACTTCATCCGCTGCCGAGCCGGGTAGAGCGTGCCCATTTCCTTCCGCTGGGCATCGATGTCGCCGGCGTAGCTGTAGTCGCCGTTGACGAGGTACTTCTCGACGCGCTCCTGCTGCTTCGGCACGAGGATCGACACCGCGACGCCCAGCAGCTCGCGGACCTCGAGCATGTGCCCAGGCACGGGCACGGTCGTCGGCGTCGCGTCGCTGTACTCTTCGACGGGGACCATCACCCTTTGCCGCTCGAGCTTGCCGCCGATGCACTCCTTCATCGCCGAGGCGGTTTTCTTCTTGATCGTCCACGTCACGAGCTTCATGTCAGTCCCCGGGCCGAGCAGGCCTTGCCGGATGATGATGAGCACGGTCGTTTGTGCGATGTCCTCGGGGTCGAGCCATACCGGCAGGCGGTCCCAATACTTCATCGCTCGCCGGCGACACCGCTCGTAGAGCTCTTCGGCTGGGATGCAGAACTCCATGACCTACTCCAAAAAAAAGGCGAGCAGCGTGAGCCGCCCGCCTTTGGGGTCGGGGGGATGGTTACGGCTGCGGGGCCGGGTCGGCTGGCGGGGTGACGCCGCTGCCGAGGATGCCTTCGAGCTCATCGCCCAGGGCCTCGACGGCCGTGCCGATGCCGCTGATCGCGTCGGTGAGCGCCTTGAGCTGCTCGGGCGTGATGCCGGAGCCGCCGGTCGGCGTGGGCTTGTCGACGAGCGTTTTGAGATGCGCCTCGATCTGCGTGAGTAGGGCCGTCTGAGCCGGGTCGGCCGTCGCTTGGACGGTGATGCCCTCGGCGAGCAGCTTGTCGAGCTGCTGGGCGATGTGGTGCTGGATCACCCATCGGGCGTACATGCTGTCGGCGAGCGTGCTGGTCTGCCCTTGAGCCGGCGGGGCCGGGAGCTCCTGAGCTGCGGCCGACGTGAGCACGAGCCATCCGCGGGGGTCCCAGGCCTGCCGGTAGCTGCCCTCGGCCGGTGGGTTCGCCGGCGACGCGCCGTACTGCGAGCCGTAGAAGTATTGCCACGAGCTCACCGCCTCGGCGCTGGTCGTGTTGAACGCCGCCGAGGCCTCGGCCCGGGGATCGATGGGGATGCCCTGCGACCACGAGCCCGGGAGCGGCAAGTCACGGGCCGACGTGTACGACGTCGTCGCCCAGGCGGGCGGGGCGAGCTGCTGAGCTGGGGCAGGCGGGACCGCCGAGGATGGCGGGGCCGGCAGGTGCAGCAGGGAGAAAAAGGCAAGGATCGCCAGGACGGCGAACCACGGGGCGCGGCGAGACTTCATCGGTGTACTCCGGGGCGGTGTTTTACTGCTTGTTCTCGGCGACCTGTTCGTCGAGCCGTTGCAGCGTGTTCTCGAACTTGTTGATCGCGGCGCGGAACTCCGACCGCATCGCTTCCTCTCGGGCGTGGTGAAGCTGGCGGTCGCTTTCGAGGATTTCCCTGAACTCGACGCGCTGCTCGCGGTTGATCCGCTCGAACGCGGTGAGCTGGGCCTCGTTCGTGATTTTGTGCTGGGTCATGATGTCGGGGATCGTCTTGGTCGTGACGTGACGCACGAGCCAGATGACGAGGCCGAAGGCCGTGCCGCCGAGCCCGAGCTCGAGCAGGCGGGGCAGGGTCCACGGGTCGGATGCTTGGGCGATGAGCTGGTAAATCATGAGTCTACTCGCGTTCGTAGCCCAGCTTGGAAGCGATGTTTCGCTCCTGCTGGCGTGTTTCGATGATGGGTTTGCCGGCCGGTGTGCATTTTACGCCCTCGATGTTCCTCGGGAGCCTGTTGCTGATGTAGGGCTTCCAGTTGTCGCCCTGAACGTGCGGGGTGCTCATGATCCGCGTCGCCTTGACCTGCTTGCCCTCGCTGTTGGTGACGGTGTGAACGCTGCCCAGCTTGGGCGCGTTGCTCATCGGGAACGAGGCCTCGATGACCTCGCCGTCGTCGCTCATGAACTCGTAGATCATCGCCGACCGCCTCCCGCGCCGGCGAGCTGGGGCTGCTGCTGAGGCCTCGGCCCGCTGGCCTGCCCGAGCTGGTTGATCGAGTTGCCGGCCTGCGGGCTCTGGAAGGCCTGCGCGGCCTGTGGAGCCCCTGCCGTGCCGTTGGCGAGCCCGAGCCGGGCGAAGGGCCGCCCAGGGCTTGCCCCGCCCTGTCCGGGCTGTGGGGGCGGCTGGCCGGGGCCGGTGAGCATCGACGCGGGGAGCTGCTCGGGCTGGCTGAACGCACCGAAGAGCTCGGGGATCATCCATTCCTCGCTCTTGCCTTCGAGCTCGAACACCGCCTCGATGTCGCGGAGCACGTTCATCACGCGAATCCAGGGCATCATCGGGGCCGATTGCGCGATCTGATAGAAAATCCCGAAGAATTGAAGCATGTTGTCCCGGCTCTGGACCTGCTTCTGCATCGAGTTGATGACGACGTCGAGCTTGAAGTCGTGCCACGTCGCGCCGGCATCGGTCGGGAACGGCCCGCCGAAGAACATGCCTTCGAGCAGCTCGCCGGTGTAGGCGTCGCGCCGGTTGACCGGGATGATGACGCCCTCGGTGTGGAAGAGATACCAACCGATCTTCGTGAGGCTCTTCTCGGTGGCGACGACGACCTTGCGCTTGAGGTAATCGACGCGGGCGCTGAGGTGGGCGTCGGCGATGCTCGCCTCGGTCGCGGTGTCGGCCGAGCCGACGTTGCCCTGCACGGTCGCCGTGAGGCCGCTGATCCGGTCGAGCCGGTTCCTGATGTACTCGGTGAATTGGTATTGCTCCTTCGTCACGCCGCCGACCTCGGCCTTGACGAAGTTGCCCGTGATCCCGCGGACGAGCAGGAACTCGCCATCCTCGGCCCGCTGTAGCTTGTTGGCGAGGTCCGGGTTGTTGCCTTCGACGAGGCCGATGCTCTTGCGTCGAGCTGCGGCTTCGCCCATCGTGCGGGCGTGCTCGTTGAGGTCGTCGTTTTGGTCCTTGACCGCGATGAGCGGGGACAGGGGCCAGCACTCATCGGGGACCGGGTAGGCGTCGTAGAGCGTGTACGGGCCGGTGTCGGGCCCGTAGAACGGCCGCTCGGGGTAGAGCTCGACGTCCTTGCTCACGTCGCACAAGACGCGCAGCGTGTTCCTCGACCGAATCCAGACGTTGTAGCAGCGAACGCGCCGCCGGCCGACGTCCGAGCCGTCGGGCTTCTTGAAGGCCTCGGTCTTGCTCTGTAGCGGGCTGTCGCCCTCGCTCGGGGCGATGATGGCCCGGGCCTCTTCGGTGAGCTCGGGGTCGTTCTGTAGGTCCTCGACGTCGCGGTAGTAGTAGTGGCCCATGAACTCGGCCTCTTCGGGCGAGCTCGCCAGGGCGTCGATGAAGAACTTGGCCGGGCTGATGCGTCGCACCTTCGGCGTGACGGAGCCGCGGCCCTGCCGGGTTTCCTCTTCGATGCGGTGCAAGAGCACGCCGCGCGAGAACATAAAATCCAAGTGAACGCGCTCGGTGACGGCCCCGTAGTCGATGTCCTCGACGACCGCGTTGATCCCGTCGGTCATGGCCTGAGCGATCTGCTGATGCCCGATCACCCGCGCCGCCTTGCATTTGACGGTCGGGTTCTGGAAGCCCAGCGTCGGGAGCATGTTGCTCACATAGGCGTAGGCGAAGTTTTCGGGGTCGCTCTCTTCGGCCTTGATCGAGCTGTCGTACCATCGCGACGTCATCCGCCGAACGAGGTCCATCGCGTGCGTCGTCCTCTGGCTGGTGAGCTCGATGGCCTTCTCGATCTCGCTCCAAAGGTCCTTCGTTGAAGGGTTGTAGGGCATAGGGGGCTCCTTGAAAGCGTCGCCGGCGGGTTCCCCCGCTGGCGAGCCAATTCGATCCGGTTCATTCAGGCCGAGCCGTCGGCGGCTTTACGGGCCTGCTCGACGATGTCATCGACCTCGGCGTCGCTCTCACGAGCTTCGCGTTCGATCTGCTCACGCTGCTCGGCGGTGAGCTGGCCGTCGTTCTGCATTTGATCGAGTCGGCGGTTGATCGCCTTCCCCACTTCGTAGGCTCCACGCAGGGCGAGGATCAGGGCTTGTAGCTCCGTCATGGCTGATAGGCTCCGGTACTGCCAGCTCTGTGAGTAATGCCTCGATCCGGTCGATCAGGGCGTCGAAGCTGTCAGGCTGGTCGATGACGAGCTTCGCTTCGGCCAGCAACGCGCGGGCCGCTTGAAGTTTTCGGCCGATCTCGACGACGCGGAGCGCGGTGTCGCGGTCGTTGAGGTCCGCGGTGCGTGCCCAGGCGAGGTACGTCCTGTTGGCGGCGGTGAGGTCGGCCCGTGCGTTGTACCAAACGTCCTCGGCCGTCTGCTTGTTGAGCGAGCCGGTCGCCGTGCATCCGCCCAGGAAGAGCAGCACGCCGAGCAGGATGATCGGGGCCTTCTTCGAGGCCTCGGTCGTGACGCCTTGCCGGATGAACATGCCGAGCAGGGCGGTGAGCACGGCCTGAGCTGCGGGCTCGAGCGCGAGCTCGCCGGCGAGGTAGGCCCCGACGACGGTGACGATGGCGACGATGCCCGTGATGTAGGTTTTCTTGCCTTTGAGCATGGGTAGCTACTCCTGTTGTTGGCGGTACTGTCGGCTCACGATCCGAGTTTCCTGAGCCCTCTGAACGATGCGATCATAGACGTCATCGACGCGCTGCTCGAACTCGTCGGCGGGAATCTCGCCCCGCTGGCGGTAGAGCTGTCGGAGCTCGCTGAATCCGGCGGTGATGTCCGACCGGGCCGAGCTGTAGGTGCTCCAAAGGTCGAGCTCGATGGCGTGAGCTTGGACGTAGGCCTCGTAGCGGGCCGGTTGATCTTCGAGCGCCTTCGCCCCGCGGCTCACCCGTTGCAGCTCTTCGTAGTCGTTGAAGAACCGCGTGACGGCCTCGTGCCCTGCCCGAGTCTCGCCGGCGACGAAGCGCCGCACGATGAGGTAATCGCTGAACTCGACGAGCTCGCCCTGCTTGACGTAGTCGGGCCACGCGAGGCCTACCATCGGGTCGATGAGTGTCTCGGTGACGTCCTTGCCGAGCCCGCCGGTGAAGCCCTGAATCAAGTAATCGATCTTCCCGGGCGGGTAGTCGAGGAAGTCGCCCAGGGCCCGGGCCGTCGTCGAGCTGCGGGCCGCGCCCTGCATCGCGTACGGCAGGTCCTTGTCGGCCCCGCTGATGATCTCGGAGTCGCGCCAGAACGAGTAGCCCTGTTCGCCGGCGTTGACCTCGTAGATCGGCAGGATGCCCGCGAAGTTGATCGCCGGCCTGAACTCGTTGACGAGCGCCATGCCGAGGCCTCGGAAGGCCCGGTCGTCGCCCCGCTCGCCTGTCTCGGGGTCGAGGCCGAGCTGCGACGCCCAGGCCCGCTCGAACGCGACGGAGAAGGCCCCGAGGCCGTAGGGCTTGGGGATTTTGAGGTAGGTCTGCCGGCCGTCGTCGGTCCTGCCCGTCGGGAAGTACCAATAGCGGTCGCGCATCCCGAGCGGCTTGGCCCAATAGTCCTCGTTGTCCCAATTCAGCAGCATCGAGAGCATCGACGGCACGATGGTCAACGCGACGATCCGGCCGAAGGCCTTGACCGGGTTCTTCTTGATGTAGCGGCCGAGCTTGTCCGTGCCCAGCATCGCCGCATTGAAGAACACGACGATCTCGTTGATCTGCTTCGACCACGTCCCGCCGCGCTGGAAGTCGAGCGTGATGTCGGCCGCTGCCTGCCCCGCGGTGGCGACGGCCTCGGCCTGCCCCTTGCCCGCTTCGAGCTGCTGCTGATAGACGGCCGCGAACTCGCCCATACGCACGGCCCGCTCCATCGCTCCGTTGAGCCGGCTGATCGGGCCCAGCTTGGCGAGGTCCTTCGCAATCCTGCCGGCGGTGTCGCCCTTGATGAAGCCGTAGCGGTTCTTCTCGAACATGCCCTCGAAGTCGATGCGCTTGCTCTTGGGGTCGTAGAACTCGTGGAAGATGCCGCTCATGTCGGCCCCCGACGCGAGGAAGAGCGTTTCGATGTCGCCGCCGATGAACGCCGCCTTGATGCCCTCCATCCGTGCCCGGGCCTGAGCCGGCAGGTTGCGGAGCTCGGTGTCGGTCATGGTGAGCGCCTGCATCACGTCCCGCATGAGGTTCGCCGCTGCGAAGCTCGGGTTGAGCTGCGTCGCCCCGGCGCGGAGCACGCGCGACGGCAGGCCGAAGAAGCGGAGCGCCGCGTGAGCTGCCGGCGAGCTGCCCAGGCCTTCGAGCAGGTCGAAGAGCCGGGCGTCCTTGACCTCGTAGAACTGCGGCTTGCCCCCGACGAGCACGCTGATCTCCATGTTCTCGCGGTCGGTGCGGTTGCCGGGCGACCAAAACGTCGCCGCCTGCATGTCGCGGAGCGCGTTGAGTAGGGCCTGCTGCTGGGCCTCGTCCATCGCCTCGATGTACGGCGGCAGGGCTTGGAGCGTCGCACCGCCGAGGTCGATCTCGGTGATGCCGAGCTGCTTCATGATCTCCTGACTGAGCTGCTCGCCGGTGAGCCTCGTGCCCTCCATCGGCCTGTCGATCTTGTTGAGCCATCGGCCCGAGCCGGCCGTGCCGGTCGAGTAGATGCGTGTCACGCTGCGGCCGACCTCGTTGAGCCGGGCGCGGCTCATGACGCCCTGCATCGACGCCATGAACGAATCGATAGGCGGGTAAATCTGCTCGCCCTTGCCTTCGCGGAAGCGCCTGATCCCCGTGCCGGTGTTCACGAAGCCCGACGAGCTGCTCTTGAGGTTGAAGGCCTTGAGCGTCGCGTCCTCGGTTTTCTTCGCCCTGAACGTGATGTAGTGGGCGTTGGCCGCGATGATCGCGTCGGCCGATTCCTGCGTGATGAGCCCGTAGTGAACGGCGTAGTCGCCGATGAGCCACTCGTTGAACTGCTGGAATTGTGCCGCGACCGTGCCCGGGTCCTCGGTGGGGACCTCGATCTCGGTCCCGGTGGCCTCGTCGACCTGAATCTCGACCGGGCCCCGCTTCTTGAAGAAGTCGCCGAATTGCGGGTACTCCTGCTCGACGCGCTTGATGTACTGCACGATCTTCGCGTTCGTGCTCATGTCGGGGAGCCGCGGGTCCTGCGGGAACACGTTGTAGCCCTGAGCTCGCTTCTCGAGCACGCGACGGGCGACCATGTAGTTCTCCCAAACGCGACGGTTGTACCTCACGGGCTCCATGAGCTCGTTGAAGCTGGGCCCGATCTTGGTGCGCTTCGGGTCGGCCGGGTCGAATTGGCCGTACTCGAGCGCGATCTTCGTGTCGCCGCTGATGTGGCCGTTGGCCCGGAGCGCGAGCGTGTGCGGATCGACGTGGGCCGGCAGGTCGTTGAGCCCGAGGTCCCGCTTCATCGTCTGCAAGCGGTGCATCCGGTCGAACATGCGAATCCTCACGTCATCCCATAGGGCGGTGAGGTTCGGGAAGCGCGGGTTGTCGTTGCGGGCGATGTACTGATCGATGGGATCGACCTCGGCGAAGCGGATCGCGTTGCGGAGCCGGAGCCGAGCGTCGAGCAGGACCGCCCAGGTTTCGGGGTGCTCGGTCTTGAGCTTCATCGTCACGAGCTGGTACGTCTTGGGGGCCTTCTCCTTGAGCGTCTGCGGGTCGGTGACGAGCATCCGCACGGTTTCGGCCCATCCCTCGGCCTTGTAGCCCGCCGCCGGCTTGCGGTCGCCGTAGAGGTCCTTCCCGAGCTGGTTGAGCTCGCCGGTGATGGCCTTCGGCAAGTGCATGAGCTGGCCGCTGGTGAGGTTCTGCCGTGCCCCGGCGGGCGCGAAGAGAATCTTGTGCAGCAGGTGGCCCAGCTCGTGAGCCTGAGTAGCGACGTAGCTGCCCTTGTTGAGCCTGATGTCGTGGGTCCATGAGCGGATGAAGCCCGCGGCCGTCTTGCCCAGGGAGCGAGCGCGGCCGATGCCCGGCTGGCCCGCGCCGAGGCGTCGGCTGAGGTCGCTGATGATCGAGTAGACGTTGTCGGCCGCATCGACCGCCGCCTTGTCGCGCTTCGCTCGAGCTCGTGCTTCCATGATCGAGCGTCGGACGGCCTTCTTCGAGTCGCCAGGACGTCGGAACGCCTTGCCCTGCGGTGCGTTGGGCGGGTCGATCTTGTTGGCCCCCCAGGCCGCGGGGAGCGGGACCTCGGGCGCTGGGCCTTCGTTGTTGCTCGGCGGGACCTTGCCCTCGGGCGTGACGTCGCGGCTCGGCATCGCGTCGAGCTTGACGTCGCCGATCTTCGGCGGGGTGAGCGGGCTGTCTGCGACGACCTCGCCGGCCGGGGCCTCGGGGTCCTGCTGGCCCGTGGTGCGTACCCACGAGCGGTAGCTCTCGCCCATGCCGCTCACGATGGGGTCCGTGCCCTGCCCCGCGTCGGCTTGCTCTTCGGCCTGCCTGTCGGCTTCTGGCGGGGCTTGGGTGCTGGTCGCGTCGGCTTCGTCTTGGTCGGGTACGGCATCGGTCGGCTCCTGCTTGTCGATCACGACGATCCGGGTGCTCACGCCGGTCGTTTTGATCGCGTCTTTGGTGTTGAACGCGCCCTCTTCGACCTCTTCGATGTGGGCCTGCTTGTCCTTGAGGAACTGTTGAAAACTCGTCGCCTTCTTGTCCGAGCGGGTGAGCGAGCCCGCGCTGATGATGGCGACGACCCGGCCCCCGTCGTTGAGCAGCTCGTAGGCGTGCATGACGTGGTCGATGTCCTGCCCCTTCTCAAAGGGCGGGTTCATCACGATCACGTCGAAGCTCTCGTCCGTGAACTGCATGAAGTCCGTGTTGAAAACCCGGTAGCCCTCGCCCTTGAGGTCCTCGGCCAAGTCGGGCGCGATCTCGATAGCTGTGACCTGCTCGCGCTTGACGCCGCGGCCTTCCAGGGCGTTGAGCAGGGCCCCGGTCCCGGCCGACGGTTCGAGGATGCGATCTTCCCCGTCCTCGTAGACCTCGGCCAGCTCGGCGACGCGGTCGGCCACGGGCTTCGGTGTCGGGAAGTACCCAGGGCCCGAGCGGGTTGCCTGCCGGCTCCGCTTGTCGAGCTCGGCCTGCTTGGCCTGCTGCTTGGCGCGGATGGCCTCGACGTCGAAGAGCCCGAGCAGGGCCTCATGAGCCGCGTCGTAGTTGTCGGCCGTGATGCCGAGCTTGTTGAGCCGGCGGGCCTCGGCGTACTGCTGCTTGACCGCCGCCGCGCGGTTCTTCGCATCGGTGCGGCTCTTCCCGATCTTCGCCAGCTCATCGACGGCGTTCTGAGCTTCGAGGCTCATCGGCACGAGATAGCCCTTGCTCATGCCGGCCTCGCTGTCGTACTTCCAGCGGTTGAGCGCGTCCTGTAGGACTTGCCGGGGCTCGACCGAGCCCTTGAGGCCCTTCGTCGCGTCGAGCAGGTCGGTGAGCTGGGTTTTGTGGACCTCGGCCCGAGCGCGGGCCTTCACGCCGGCGACGATGTCGGCGACCTCGGCCTTGCTCTTCACTTCGGCGAGGATCGCGGGGACCTGCCCGGCATCGTGAGCATCGGCGAGCCCGTAGAGCGCGGCCTGTAGGCGTTCGAGCGCCGCCGCGTCCCGGTGCGACTGATCGATCTGCTGCCGCCGCTTGCGTGTGCTCCGCTGCTCGGCCGCTCCCGGGTTCCGCTTCGCCTCGATCTCGGCCTTGAGCTTGTCGCCCAGGGCCCGTAGCGTGCTCGCTCGCTTCGCCGAGCCCTTGACGACATCGGGGCCGGCTTCGGCCTCGGTGGCCTGCTCGCCGCCTCGTAGGGCCTGCACGGCCTCGCGGAGCCGCTTCGCTTCGGCCTGAGCCTTTGCCGAGCCGCTCATGCCGTCGCTGTACTCGACGATGCGGTCGAGCGCCGCGTCGACGGCGTCCTGCCGGCTGTCGTAGAACGGGCCGTACATGCTGATCGGTGAGCCCATGCCGCCGGCGCTGTAGTCGATGTCGAGCCCGTAGGTGAAGAGCCCGTCGGCCGTCGCCGCGAGCGTGATGCGGGCCTTCGCCTTCTGGCTCTTCGTGGATTCGAGCACTTGGATCGGTTCGAGCTGGGGCTTCTCGACGACGCCGTTCTCGTTGACGCCCTGCATGTCCCCGACCAGGGCACGCACGGCCACGTCCCGGCGCTGATCGCGGACCCGCATCGAGCCGCCTTCGGGAATCTGGAAGCTGAGGCTCGGGTAGAGCCCGCGGACGACGTCGATGAACTCGTTGACGTCGGCCGCGCCTTCGGCCAGCGATGCCAACTCATCGCCCAGGGCCTTCGCATCGACCGGGCCGTCGAGGTCCAGCTCGAAGCCGGCCGCGAACTCGGCAAGGTCGCCTTGATACCCGAGGCGCTGAATGAGCTCGGTGCTCGCGGTTCCTGAGCTCTCCGGGCCGGTCGTGCCCTCTGCTGGGCCAGAATCGACGGCGCTTTCCTCGGCTTGGCGCGCGGCCTTGAGGTCCTCGACGATTGCCGGGCGCTTGCCGGCGGTGATGAGCTTGCGGAGATAGCCCTCGATGCTGTGGTAGGGCACGCCGGCCAGTTTCACGCCATCGCGCTCGGTGACGACGATGCCCAGGACCTTCCCAGCCTCGACCGCGTCATCGCCGACGAGCTCGTAGAAGTCGCCCATGCGGAAGAACGGCATCGCCCCGGGGTTCTGCTGCTTGAGTCGGGCCTGAACCGCGAGCATGTCGGCGATGCGTGCCGACGGCCTGCTCTGGCCTTGCTGCTCGGCTTCTGTGCGGCTGGTTGCCTCGCCGGCTGCTTGCTTCTTCTCCGTCTTGCGGGCCTTCATCGCCTTGTCGGCGTCGTCGAAGAGCTTGCCGATCACCTTCTCGCGCCCGTCCTCGTTGAGCGGGCGGTTCCCGGGCGTGTAGACCTCGGCCGAGCCCACGAGCTGCAACGTGAGCGGGGGCTTGCCCTCGGCCCGCTTGATCTGCCGGGGCTCGTAGTTGAGCTCGGCGCGGTCCCTGATCTCATCGGCGACCTGCTGGGCCTCTGCTCGCGGTAAGCCGGTGAGGATGATGGCGAACTCGTCGCCGCCGAAGTGGAAGTAGTCGGCTCGCCGGCCGTCGGTCCCGTCACGGGTGACGGCCTTGAGCGCGTCGCTGATCTTCACGAGCTCGGCGTCGCCCTGCTCGTAGCTCTCTTCGTCGTTGACCTGCTTGAAGTTTTGGGCGTCGAAGATCACAACGCCGACGGCTTCGCGGGTCTGATCGGCCTCGGCCAATGCCAGGCGTAGGGCGTCGTCGAACTCTCGCCGGTTGCGGGCCCCGGTGACGGGGTTCGTACGTGCTTCGCGGTACAACTCATCGATCGCGGCCTTGAGTTCGTCGAGCTTGCTCTCGGCCTGCTCGATCAGCTCCTTGCCGGTGGGCTTGGCCTTGACGCCGAGCCGCTCTTCCGCCGCTTTGCGAGCTGCTTCGTACTTCGCATCTTCTGCCGCCTCGTAGGCTTCGGTCGCCTCGTAGACCGTAACCTGCGCCGCCTTGACGAGCTTGCCGTCTGCGTCGTAGAGCGCCGGCTCGATGATCCGCATTTCATTGCTGCGGGCGTCGTCGGCGTTCGGTTCCCAAGCGACGACCTCGATGTCGAGCCGGCCATCGACGAACTTGCCTTCGGGCGACTCGGCGCGGAATCCCAACTTCGCGGCCTCTGCTTCGAGCGCTTCGATCTGGCCGGCTCGGTCGTCCCGGCCGTACTTCTCCGCTCGCTGCTTGAGCCGCCAAGCCTCGCGAGCCATCGCCTTACCGTCGTTGCGCTCGACGGCGTCCTTGATGCGCCTGTCGCTGTCCTCGAAGGCCTTGTCGGCCCGCTCCTTCTCGCTGCGCTTGCCCTTCTTCTTCGGCTTGATCTTCTTGGCCTTCTCGGCGTCGGTGCG